TTGTAATATGGGTAATAAGGAATGCCCTATTTGTAAAGCAAAATACTGGATAAAAACATAAACAATAAAAAACCATAAAAAGAACTAAAAACTTTTTTTATGATTTGTAAAAAATTGAAACATCTTTTAAAAAAAAATTGAAACGGAAATAGAGATATATAATATATATTAAAAAGACATAAAGGAAATACGATATATAATATATAATAGAATGACGAGCGTTGGTGATTATCCGTTGATTGATACTACAAACAAAGTTTATAAGTTGAAGCAGATTGAAACTGCTTTAAGGGAACTACAAACAGAAGCAAACAATACAAAAAACGATGAAGCGGAAGTTGCTTATTTAGAGCAATTAGAAAACTTCATAGCAAACACTTATTACAGAAATATTACTGAAATACGAAAGCGAACTGATTTGATTGAGCGAACCAAAAGGTTTGATATTAGTAAGGTTCAATATTTACCGCCTGATATGATAGGTGAAATTAAATCTTACCTACAACCTGAAATTAAATACGCTACAAGATTTGCTTTGCTACGCTCAATCCAACAGCGTTATACAGGGTTATGGGAAGTTGAGTATAACCTTATGGGGAATGTTCCAAAGAAGATACTGATGGATTTAGTAGAAAAGTGTAATATCTATCCTACTATGAGTGTGAGGTCAAAAGACCAAAAAGAAAAGTGGTGTCGTATGATTATTGAGGAGATAGGAAAGTTTAGTTATGAAAAATCATTAGCACGAATGGATAAACTTTTAGCACTTCATAATGAGGAATGGAGTAGCACAAGTGAAAAAAGAATTGATAAGTGGTATAAGTTCTTTTTGTATATTATGGTGTATAAGAAATACCGAGTTGAATTAGCAAAATCAATTCACAATCAAACAGAAAAACTGAATAACCTAAAAAATAAAAAAATTGTAGTTAAATAAAATCTGTTAATATTATAAGTATGGAAAGAAAAATAAGTAGTGATGGAATGATTAAGGAAGGTGATGATGATGTTATGGTTTATTACCACTCAAAATATTTATTCTCTAAATTGAAGTATCGTATTGAGAATGATGAAAAAAAAATAAAAATAGGAGAACCAATAAAAGTAGATTTGAAGGTTGTAGATTTAGGAGTAGTTGAATAAAATAATATCTTATTGTATAATATATTATTATGGAAGCAGTTGAACCTTTATCGTTAGATAAGCAGATTGAGAATATAGTTGGATTTAAAAATCTAATAGACCAAGATACAACTAACGACTTTTTTTTATACCCTTTTATGAGTATGGTTCTTAACTTAACTGATAGTCAAGGATTTATTACTGAACTTGGATTGAAGTGTTTGTTTAACGAAATTAATAAGGACTTTGATATTATCAACGAGAACCCACAAAAACCTTCACAAAAGGCACTCCTACGACTTGCTCTGTATTTTACAATTTGTTATAACCTCACAATTTACTTTGGAGGATTTATTTTAGGGTTGGATACAGAAGCAGGTAAGAAGTATGCTGAAAAACTACCAGCAGAACTTATTGAGTATTTGAAAGGTATTATGGAACGAGCAGATAAATTACACCCTATTTTGGAGCATCAATTAAAAGCAATTACTAACAGATTAACTGATAAGTATGCGAAGATTTATAACGAGGAAAAGCGTAAGCACTGGACGAAGGATATATTCCAAACCAGCGTCCATATTCCATCTCACCCTGACGATTTACCTGAAAATTACAAACCTGAAAATTGTATCAATATTAATACACTTTAAAATCGCTATTAGCAGTAATATCATCAACACCTAATCCAACCATCTCAACACCCTTAATCTTATACCGATTTTTCTGTTGGTAAAAAATCATAGCATATCTATCACCTTTGAATGCTTGGGTTCTGTGTGCTAATCTCGCACCATTAAATCCAATAACTACATTATGACTATCATACAATTTAGGTTTATCTTTATCATCGTATATATATAAACCACCACCAGTATAATCACCAAGAAAAGTTATACAACCTAATCCATCATTACCACCATCTTTGTGTTTCTTTGCTTTAAGATTTTTATTTATAGTAATAACAGAATACTCAAACCCAGTAGGTAAAATTAAATTAGCATACTCAACAATCGTTTTAAAAAGTTCAGGATTTTCCTTATTCTTTGAGAACTCACCAACAGGTAAAAATCTCCTTCTTCCACCACCCAAGTTAAAAGTATAACCTTTTGAACCAATAATCTCACCACGCTTTTTAGAACCGCTATGATAAAATCCACTTGAAACAGGAGGTATTTTTGCGTTAGAAATAAGTTCTTCTATTTTGGATTGTAATTGTTTTATCTTTGGAGTAATCACAATCTTATCAACAAACACTTTTGTATTATCAGGATTATCTCTATCCAATTCTTCAACTTTTAGTTTTCCACCTTCTAACTCATACTCATCATCACACTCGCAATCCATACCTTCACCCTTTTTCAATAATATTTCACCCATAGGTTTATCAGTATCTCTTCTTTGATTAGGTTTTACTAACGAAGGGTATTTGTTAATTAATATTTTAGCATCACTAATCATAGTATTTATTCGTTCTCCCTCATTCTTATTAATATCATATTTGAAGGATATTTTATTAAATCTAATTAACCCACCATTATTTAGGTATGACTTTATAGCATATTCGTAATCACCCTTAATTTTAATATCCAAGTCAATATGTATTTTTTCGTTAATAATACCCATTAACGCACCAACAATAAATCTCAAATCAGTAGAATATTCTGCTTTGCTTTTCATAAAGTAAGCATTCGCCACAGGGTATAGTCCCCATAATTTAAAACCATTCTCTTCGCATAACTTATATCCCTCATCAATAATAGATTTCAAGGTATTTGTTTTAACAAGTTTATCACCTTGAACTTTGTATATAGCACTTATATCGTCATCTAATTTAAGTATCTTTTGACCCTTCTTATAGTGTCTAAAACACCAATTCATCTGTCCGTATATACCCTTATTTTCATTAGTAATAATTATCTTGTTGTAATACTCTTTTGGAATACCTTGCCTATATAACTCTGCTTGTTCTTTATTATGAACTACTAAATTAATAATACTGCTTGGTATTTGATTTTCTTTTAGTGTAGTAAGAGTTTTATTTAAACACCGCTCAACTCTGTTGTATGTAATAACGAGTATAATATAGTCCGCTTTTTCAGGGGCAACAGACCCCCCAGTTAGTTTAAATTAACTCTACCATTCGCACCGAGATTTGCTTGGTCGTAAAGTTGAGAAATATATTCGTCCCTTGATGTAGGCATACCACTACCACTAATTTTCTTTTTGGCGTATTGACTTGCTAAATCAATCGCAACAGGAGCAACTGCTTGTCCTACGGATTTCAATACATCAAATACGCCCTCACCTGATTTATAACCTGCTTTACACTTTGGGTCTTTTAGTGCTTCGCTGTATTTCATATTGTGCTTTTTAGCATACGCCTTAACATATTCTATCCACTTATTCGCCATTCCTATATTATTAACAGGAGATTTTTTTATTTTACCACCCTTTTTATTATCATTCTTTTTAATAGTAGTAGGTTGTGGTATATTAACTGGTTCAGGTTCAGGTGGAGGAGGAGGTGGTGGAGGTGGATTAGCAACAATAGGTAAAGGATTTTGGAATAAAGGGTCATTCTCTTCATCAATCATACCACCCTTCTTCAATATGATGTTTATATAGAACCTTGCTCTCTTCTTGGTTCTTTCTTGGAACTTATCAGGATTAGCAAGTATCATCATAGCAAAGTTGTGTAAATCAAGTTTTTTATTGTGTTGAGAATTATACGCTTTTAATTGTTTGCTAAAACTGCCCCACTTCATATCTTCAAAATCAATAACACCAGCACCTTGTCTAATAACATCAAATCTCGCACCTATATCAGTAAGAGTATTAGCAATCTTTCGTAATCTGTCGTTTCCTTCAAAAAGAACTTTGGTTTCCTGTTTTACCCAAGATTTATCAGTTTCAGTTCCAATATTATTAGCAGTTAAAAAAGCAACAATAAAGTCCTGACAATTATTATCCTTTGCGGAGTAAGTAAAAAACTTTCCACCCATACGCTCTTTGGTCTTGTTTAAAGCATCAATTAAAGTTAAACCTGTTGGAATATCACTACTGGTAATATTTTTTGTTTCAGTATCCTTTGGTATTTTACAACTATTTTCAGTATTAATAACTTCATTCTTTTCTAAAACAATTTTACCATTAGCAAACTCAATACACATAAATAAGTGAAAAAGTTTATCGTAAGGTGTATTTTCTAACTTTTGACTAAAAGTATTACCACTTGCTACTTGTAAGGCAGTCATAAGAGGTTTTCCAAGTGGAGTTCTTCCCAAAGTAATTCCAGTAATAACTTTATCGCCATATTTACTAATTGTATCACGCACTTTTGGTGGGTAATCATCACGACCTTTAACTACGGCAATAGCAGTATCCTTTACTTTTTTAACTACGCTTGTAGCAGTATTAGCAACTGATTGAACCGCACCTTTGATTTTTTTATTAAAATCACTAAATAATCCACTTCCTTCAACTTGCTGTTCTAAATCATCTTGTAAATCAGTATTATCTACAACGACTTGACCTAAATTACGAATAACATTCGCACCACCCTGACCTATTGCTCTGCTATACGCTTCCCTTGTTCCTTCTGCTAAAAGTTTTAAAATAGGAAACCAAGTTCCTTCAATACCATATCTTTCTTTTAGTATTTTCTTACTCTTCTTGTGTAGTAAATAAAGTGCTACTTTTGCTAAAACAAAAATCACATATTCGCTTGGTTCTGCTGTTCCAGTAAAAATACTCTTAATATGGTCTAAAAAAACACCTTTTCCTTGTTTTCCTTTACGCTTTTTAGCACTCGCAATTGTATTAGCAATTTTCGCTTTTCTTGCTTCTTCTGCCGTAGAATATTTTTTAGGACGACCTCTTTTTTTAATCTCCTTAATTTCCATAGTAATATTTTCTCGTTCTCTTGGAACATCAATATAATTACCTGCTAAATCTTGAACTGGAACAAAATTATCCTTTTTCACCATTAGTATATATATTCAATATATATAATAATTTCCACTACCATAATATTTGGTCGGCATAATAACCAGCACTACCTTCTTTTGTTCTATCTTTCTCGTGCCTAATTTTATATAATCTACGCCTATTATCAGCATACACCTTACCTTTTTCAGCAAGATAAGTTGGATAATCACCATAACCCTTTGCTCCAATACTTAAAATATACTGCTTATTGTAATCAAAAACATCAATCTTTTTTTTAGGATTAGTTGATGGTGCTATTTTCACGCCTAATTTTTCTGCTTGTTTGTAAGAGTATGGTTTAATATCATACAATCCTTTACCTTGAAAAGCAGGTAGGTTTTTATCACCTCTATATTGCTGTTTTAAAAGTATTTGTTGTAAAAGATTTTCAGGGTCAATCTCGTCAGGCGTTAAAGGAGTATTTTTATTCACTCGTTTTGTAGGTCTATATACAGGATAATCTAAACCTCCAATATCTTTCCAGTTTTCTTTGAACCAACTTGTTAAACCTGTATTTTCCTTTTTTCCACTATAAGTTCCACCCATCTCTTTATACCTTTTAACCAATTGTCCGCTACGATAAGCAGAGTGATTAGGATATTCTTGATAAACAATACGCTTTGCCTTTTCATACAATTCAGGATTATCTATTATACTCGGCATACCTATATATTATTGAGATTATTTAATTCTACATTACTTTCGTTATTTACCATTACCAGTGATGATGGTAAGGGGCATAATTTATCCTCAACTTTTTTAGACAAAGCATTACTGCTTTCAACCAATTTACAATATATATTATAACACTTATCTAAATATTCTTTTGCTGGTATAGGTCTGTGTTCCTTTGCTAAACTTAAAGTTTTAAAAATATCAACTGATAAAAGGTAGTAATCTCGTTGTGAAATTAATTCACTTTCCATACTTTTTTGTATAGTTAAATATAATTCAATTGAACCAATAATAGAGCAAACCAAAGCAAGTAAGCAAGTAATAATACTAATTGCTCCCTGTTGTAAATAAGGTTGTAGTCCCACGCTCACGATTGAGTTTATCCCTGAAAGCACAATTACAGGTAAGCGGTAGTATTTTAGATTTTCTTTTAAGTAAAAATATCGTTTCTTGTGTTCCTTTGATAATATTACACTATTTACTCGTATATTTTCCAATACGCATTCAATATCATTCGTCCAATCGTTTTCCATTATTATATAGTAAGAAATTAAGCAACACGAAAATAGGTATAAGGTGATGGACCAACAGCAAATCTCACACTTGAACCTCCGTTAGTAGCGTTAGTAGCAACTGGAATAGTATAAATCGTCACACCAGCAACTTGAACCGCAATAGTAAAAGAGGTAGATTTATTACAAATACCAAACCAATAACCTGCGTATGTTGCTGATGTAGTTGGTAAAGTAAATATTCGCCCAGCAACAGCAGGGGTATTAATTGTTGTGCGAAAAGCGTTTGTAGCAAAGGATAAAGTAGTATTAGTAGCAGAGGTAGTAGTATTAACTATACCTGTTTCTAATATACCACAATTATCTCCTGTATCGCTTCTTGTATCCTGCCTCATATTACGCCTCAATTCAATTCTATCAGCACTGGCGTTAATATTCATAACATCAAGGTTCTGTATGCTCCAATTAAAAAAATTATAACCAAGTTTAAATACACTACTTTCACTAATATAATCAAAGGCAACTCTTAACTGAATATAATTATTAGCATAACTGCCGTCTTGATGTAAAGTTATTTTATTTTCTGTTATATCAGCATTACTATTACCATTCGTTATTGTTAAATCGTTTCCTGTGGTTGTTCCCAAATCTATTTCATTAACATAACTGGTAGGAGATGTTCCATAAGTAATATAAGATTGTAGTTTGGTTCTTGGAGCAAGGGTATTACTTCCTGAAAACATATAGAGATTTGAATTACTTTCTCCACCAATACTTTCACTTTTAAGCAATAAAGTAGTTCCAACAGCAGGTAAGGCATCAGTTCCTGCTATATTAATAGTTTTTATATCATTAGTTCCATAATTACTACTTGTAGTTAAGGTAAGAGGGTAAATATCACTTGTGCTTTTATAAAAACTTTGAACTTCTCCATAACTGCCTGTTGTAGCGGTAAATTGTGTTGTTGATGTAATACCAAGCGTAGAAGTTCCTGCTACAATAAGATTAGGTATGCTTTCTGTTCCCTGACCGACAGGAAACTTTAAATATCGTGCGTCTGCTTCTTCTTGTGTTAATATTTCGCTTCTTGCGTTTTCCCAGTAGGCAGGTATAAATACACTTGTTTTTGGAAATAAAGGTGCGACTGAACTACTCATATTATTATATATTAAGATTATATAATAAGTTTAGATGAATAATTCAATAACTAACGACTTTTATATTTACAGCACAAAAAACTCTTTGTCTAAATCGTTGTGTGAGGAAATTATAGATAGATTTGAAAAGGAGGATAAAAAGAGAGCAGGTATAACCTTTGCTGGTGAAAATAAGGACATAAAAGATACGCTTGATTTTCACTTATCTCACAATCCTGATGCTTGGAAAGATATTGATAAAGTATTGACTAACGAATTAAGCAAGGCGTTAAACCTTTATTTTGATAATATTAATAAAGATATAAAAATACTTGTGTGTGATAATTTAACTGACTTGGGTTTTCAAATACAGAAATACAATAAGGGTGTTGGAAAATATATTTTTCATAACGACCATCAAATATACTTAAACGATGGTATGGATAGAGCACTAACTTATATTTGGTATTTGAATGATGTAGAAGAAGGAGGAGAAACAAGTTTTTATAATAAAGGTAAGGTTAGACCAGAGCAAGGTAAGTTAGTTTTATTTCCTTCTTGTTGGACTTATCCACACGCAGGGATTATGCCTGTAAGTAGTGATAAATACATAATAACAGGTTGGGTTTTAAAACAGGCAGGAGGAGGCAAACTATAATTATTCAAGAACTCTAATAATATATTTAACTACGCAAAAAGGAGGGAGCATATCCTGATTGTTTCCTGTTAGTTCTGCTGTAATAGTTAGATTAGCGTTTCCTTGAATAGGATTTTTAAAATTACTTGGACCGCTGGGGTTATTCTCACCTCTATTTGACTGATTAACACTGGCGTTTTGAACCATATTAGTTGGATTAACGCTAATAGAGTGATTATGGGTTGCTAATTGTGCTGGATTTACATTACGATTACCACCAGAGGAAACTGAACTACCACCAAAAGTCGTGGTTAAAACACCTGTATTATCAGCACCAAAAGGGATTTTTCCCAAGCAGTTAGGCACAGCAAAATTATCACCTGACCCACCATAAGTATATCCAATAAACCCAAATAATTCAGGATATTCACTTGTAGGATATTGTGTTCCATCACACCAAACCCAATTAGGAGGAGGTGTTGAACCTTCAAAAATAGTAATTTGACCTATTAAATTATATAGAGAATAATTTGATGAACTGGTTGTTGTATCAACACCTACGCTCCAATTTTCAGGTATAAAAATAGGCAAGTCAAAAATAGGTGCTGGATTTGAGATTGAAGTTGTCGCCATTATATATATACTACTACTAAAATAATACAACTAAATCGCTCTTATCATATAATTACAAACAAAAAAGGGTGGTAAATAATCGTTCGCACTACCAGCAGTTCCCATAGTAGCAACAATATCAAAGTTATTTCCACTTATGTTAATAGGCACTTCTGGATTAAAAATATAAGGCAATTGTCCGTTTTTACTATTATTAAAATATATATTCTGTATCATAGGAGAAGGTGAAAAATTAAGAGTATGAGAATGTTGTGCTAATTGATTAATAGATATTGTTTTATTACCACCAGTAATAACTGATGCTGTTTGATATAGTGTAGATAAATTAGAAGTAATATCAGCACCAACAAAAGTTCTACCACATAAATTAGGCACATTAAAATTATCGCCTGAACCACCAAAAGTATATCCAATTAAAGCAAATAAAGATGGATAAAAGGAAGTAGGATAAGAACTACCATCACACCACACATAATCAGGTGAAGGTAAAGTTGTTCTCGCAACCATAACTATTTGTCCTAAAATTGTAGTTTTTGTTATATTAGTAATATTTGTTGTAGTGATAGTAGGAGTATGTATCCAATATTCAGGTATAAAAATAGGTGCGTCAATAATAGGTGTTGGATTATCAGGTATAGTCGCCATATTGATTATATTATATAAGTATATTTATTTTTACAAAACTACAATTGCTCTAATGATAAAATTAGAAACAGAAAAGGGTGGTAGTAAATCTGCTGAATTACCAGCGTTTCCTGCTGTTGCTGTATAAGCAACCTCAACACCTATTCCTGACTTTATTACATCTTCGCCTGTGTTAGGAGATTGACCTATTGTTTGAATAGCGTTATTTTGATTTAAGTTTTGAAGCATACCTGTTGGTGCTACGCTATTTATTGCGTGATTATGTTGCCCTAATTGATTAACACTCATATTTCTATTACCGCTTGATGTTGTAGGAGTTCCTTGATAAGTAGTTGTATAAATATTTGTAGCATCAGCACCCAACGGAGTTCTACTACACAAATTAGGCACATTAAAATTACTACCTGAACCACCATAATTATATCCAATAACATCAAATAAATCGCTGTATAAGGTTGTATCGTATAGTGTTCCATCGCACCATAACCAATTAGCAGAAGGTAGTGAAGTTCCTTGATAAGCAATAATTTCACCAATAATATTTGTATTTTCTACGGAAGTTGTAGTGGTTGTTGTTGTTGTAGTATTAATCCAATTTTCAGGTATGAATATAGGTAAGTCAAATATAGGTGATGGATTTTCAGGTTTAGTCGCCATTCTTGAATATAATATAGTAGTATATTATTTTCTATTAGTTATATATATTATGCCTCCAAAACAGCAAAAGAAAGCAGAGTTAGTAGATTGGTATAAAAAAATACCTGAAAGGTTCTTGCTAAAATCTCACAATCCACATTACGAAACACACCATATTAAATTACCTTTTCGTATGATTATTATGGGTTCGTCAGGGTCAGGGAAAACTCAAACACTTATGTCGCTAATCTACAATATGCCTGATACTTTTGAAAATATCTACATCGCAACTAAAAATAAGGACGAACCTTTGTATAACTATATTGATGAGAAACTGGGTAAGAAAGGGTTGAAGATGATGGAAATTGATAAAGATGGATTGCCTGATTTAGATAAACTCAACAAAGAACAACAAACTTTAATAGTTATGGACGATTTAGTAGGTGAAAAGAACCAAAAACCGATGGAGCAGTTCTTTTTAAGAGCAAGAAAGAAAAACGCAAGTTTAGTGTATATTACGCAATCCTATTATGCTGTGCCGAAGATGATTAGAAACAATATGACTTATCTTATAATAAAACAAATTAGTAGTATGAAAAACCTTACGATGATTGCTCGTGAGTTTGACTTGGGAATGAGTAAAGAGTTTCTTACCACTATGTATAAGGACGCAACTGCCGAAAAGAAGAACTTTCTTATGATAGATTTGGAAGCAGACCAGCGTGATAGATTTAGGAAAGGTTTTAACGATATTTATGAAATTGAAGATGAAGAAGAGGAGAAATAGCAATATTGTTATGACTTTTTCACAACAATTTTTTTATTTTATTTTCTCACGATAAAATATAAAACAGAATGAGCGGAACTGGAAGTTTGATGATACGAAACTTACAAAAACCAAGCGACTATTCAAAGGGAGTTATGACGCAAGACGAGTTGCTCCGTATAGCAATTGCGAACGATGCGAATGTAGCACAAGCGAGAGCAGGTTTCCAGCGTGGTGAGGTTCAAGCACTAACCCCACAGCAACTTAAATCTCCTGCTGAATTACAAGCAGATATAGCACTACAAGAAAAAACTGCCCTTGATAATCTTTTACGATTATTCCAGTATAGAGAGGCAAGTGCTATTATTGGAGAACTTAACCCTGACGAGATATTTACTATGAACCAATCGTTCCCACAAATAGAGCGTGATATTAACAGACGCTTTGCGAAAGGTCTTTTGTCCCCAACCTTTTTTATTGAGTATTTGAGAAAGTTTAAGGAAGAACTGGAACAATCAAAAGGAGTTTCTACGAACTTATCCTCTATTACTAACAAGTTTAACACTTTGACTGATAATATCAACGATATTAGGGCAATCCTACCTACAAGAGAGCAGTTTGCTACTTTGGAGCAGAGATTAGCAACTACTTTTAGACAACTGCCTGATTATATAGTTAGACCTGTCGTAGAAAGAATAAATAGATTACAGGAGAACATACCATCTTCAAGAGAGTTTCAACGAATATCTGCCGACCAAGAATTACTACAATTTGAAACACTAACGATGCTACAAGATTTAACCTCTACTATGCCTACAAGAGCACAAATACAACAAATATTAGACGATATTAATAGTGGTAGGGTTGATGCTGTTATTGGATTTCAACAGGTTCAAGATGCTATTTCAGGTGTAAGCGACGCTCAATTGGACGGATTAGAAGAATTGAAACGAGAAATTGCTGAAAGCAGTAGCACTCTACGAGGAGGTGAGAATATTGATATAATAGCACAGGTAGTTGTAGGCACACGAGCAGTTCCACGATTAGCAGTAGCAAGAGCAGTATTAGCATCAGGAACGCCAAGCACAACACAGAGTATTTATATTATAGGTGAGGTAGGTAATCAAAAACTTACTCTTAACGAATTGAAGGCACTATTAAGCAGGGAAGAAGGTTTTAGAAACTGGTATGCTTCTAAAATTGGTGGTGTTGCTAATTTGAGTAATTTAAAGGATTATATTTTAGAAAACGCTTTACAAGCACCCAGTTCTGCTGTAAGTGATGCTACAAGTAAAGAAACCTTTTCAACAGAGAAAAGTGGTTTTGGTTTGAAGGCAAAGAACGGCAGAATTAGAACTAAAAAAATTGGTGAAGGTTTGAAGTATGAACCTGAACCTACATACAGGCAATTTGGTAAGTATGTTATTAATATTCCTCAACTTAAAGAGCGTGATATTTTGAATGTAAAGTTCCCAAGTTTAGGACGCATACCTCAATTTAAACCTACACCTATTAGTGATGTTATGAAGGAGTTTATTTTAGAACTATTGGAAACAGGTAAGGTAAGCAATCGTATTTACGAACAAATACCTATTGAGGAACGCCAGTTGTTTGAGAAAATTGCTACTGGTGCTGGTATATTGAACGCTTTGAAGTTGAAGCGAACTATTAGCAACGAAGACAAAGAAGACAACGATAGATTTACTCTTTTGAAAGGGGAATATTTAGCAGGAAATAATAGTGTTGCTCTGCTAAAAGAATTAAGGAAATTAGTAGTCAAGTTTATGTCGCAGGGTAAAATATCAAAACACGATGGAATGAACTTATTGATAGAATTATCTGTTTGAAATATTTAGAAAATAATTATATAATCTAATATTATATAAGTATGAGAACACTAATCGTTAATAGTAGTAATGTCGTTGCTAATACAAACAACTCTGTATATAAATATAACTTTCCTGCTGGTAATGTTGAGTTTATGAAAGGTCAAAAATTAGCACTTGGTTCAATACAGATGTATTATTCAACCTTTAATATTACTTCCGCACAAGGCAATAATCAGTTTAGTTATATTTGGGTTGATGGGCGAGAAATTACGATTACTATACCTGATGGTTTTTATGAAATTGCGACTTTGAATGATTTTTTACACTTTGTTATGGTTCAACAGGGACACTACCTTTTAGATAGTGCTGGAAACTACTATTATTTTATTACTCTTGTTGTTAATTCTTCTACCTATCAAATTGATGTAAGCACCTTTCCTATTAGTTTAGCAACCTACCCTGTGGCGACTTACACTATTGGAACTTACACTTCTTCTACCATCACAACTTCTTCTCCTGCTACGCCTGTTCCTTGGAGCAGACCTACTAACGCAATTACACCTATGTTTAGAGTATTAGCAAACAATTTTAGAAATATTATTGGTTTCTCTGCTGGATATTATCCACAAGGAGCAACTGGTTATGCTTCTACTGCCCCTACAACACCCCTCGCACAAGCAGTTATTACAAACTCTCCTGCCTCTACTACTTTTGCTATTACCTCTATCGTTGGAACTACTCTAACTACTACTGGTTCTCCTTCTCTTTTAGCAGGTATGGTTATTACTGGAACAGGTATTACTACTGGAACTTATATAGTATCAGGTTCTTCTAATACTTGGTTGGTTTCAGTATCTCAATCCGTAGGTGCTATTACAGGAACTTATTACTCTATGAGTGCTACACAATCTCCAAGTTATTCTACAATTCAAACTTTTAGTTCTACTTCTGTTCCACAAGTATCTCCACTATCGTCTTATGTTTTGACCTGTAATTTGTTGAATAACAACTTTGCTATTCCTAACTCGCTATTATATAGTTTTTCACCACAGGCAACTTTCGGTTCTCAATTTACTATTGCTCCTAATCAGTATAGTTTTATTGATATACAACCAGGTCAGTATAACTCATTCCAAGTATCCTTTTTAGACCAAAATAATATACCAACTAATTTACAAGACCCTAATTTAGTAATATTGCTAATCATAGCAGACAAGGGTGAATTAGAAGGATTATCACTATAATTTTTTTATCTTATATAATATATAGTATGTATATTCACAGGTTAGGTTCAACTACAAGTGGAGCAGGTTTAAGAACAAGTATGGGAATTAGCAAAAACCATAATATAGCAAGAAGTAATAAAAGAAATATGGGTTCAGGTTTAGTGCCTGAAATCTACGAAAAAGGAATGGTTCAACGAAAAAGTGATATTCTGCGTAATTTGAAAATCGCACAACCAAGAGTTCCAAAAAAATATATCTCCTTTGATGTTTAAAGGGGGGGTAGGAAAAGATTTAGCAATACGATACAAAAAATATATTTTGTATAGTATATATATAATGGATAATCTTGTCTTTGAAGAAAGCATCAACACAGAGGTGTCGTCCAGCGAGTTCGTTGATAAGCAGTGGTTATATGTGAATGATAATAACAACGGCAGTTATTCAGGGCAAATTGTTTTAGACACAACTTCCCTTTCCAACAGCGGTTCTTATATCAATTGGAGTGAGGCGTTCATCGCTATGCCTTTGGTCTTACAAGCAGAAGGTTCTGCTACTGCTATTACCGCCACAAATAGTTTAGATTATTTGATGGGGTTGAAAAACGGATACTGGCAAATCCTTCATAGTATGTCTGTTGAGTTCAATAACGGCAGTATTATACAGCAAACTCCTTTCCTTAATGTGTTTTGTTCCTTTAAAAACCTTACCAGTTGGTCGCAAAACGATATTCAAAACTGGGGTGCTGTCTGTGGTTTCTGCCCTGATACAGCAAGGTCGTGGTTGTATAACAACAACTCTACCGCCAACTCTCTTCTTAACTTTATGAATACATCAGGTCAAGGTTTCTGTAATAACAGAGTTGCTCCTTATGTTTCTATTGCTTCTTACGGATACTGGACTGGTTCGCTCGTGACGGCAACTGCTACTGCTGTGACGGCAATTACAACTCTTACAGGTCAGTTGTCTGTTGGTATGATGATTAGCGGTCCAAGTGTTCCTGCTGGAACTTACATCACAGCAATAGTTTATGCCGCAGGTGTTCCTTCTACTGCTACACTTTCGGCAGCGACTACTGGTGCTACTACGAATGTTATGCCTATGACTGGTATTAATCCTCTCTTACAGGTGAATGTTGATAGTTTTGCTGGTGATGATAGTGATAATCTCCGCCAACTTTACAACGCTGGTTTAGCACAGCGTATTGCTTGGTTGAACTATTCACTTACTAACTTGGGTTCTGCCGTCACACCTACACTAACAAACTCTTTGACTTCTAACCAAGTTTCTCTACTTGCTGGGGCATCAGGAACGGCAACAACTTCTACCGCTTCTTCCTCTGCTTATAACCAAATCTTCCAGTCCTATGTTCAAAAGGCATCAACCACTCGCTCTATTGTTTTTGACGCTGTTATTCGTCTTAAAGATATTGCTGACTTCTACCAAAAGTGTCCTCTTCTTAAAGGTTCTACTATGCGTATCTACTTGAATACTAACCAAGTTTATTTCACTATTGGTGCTTGTGCTCCTGTGGTTGCTGGTTCTGTATCCACTACTGCTGGTTCTGCTGGTGCCTCAATCGCTCAAACTAATACTGGTTGTATCGCACTAACTTCTACTCCTGTTATTTTGGGAGGTGGTGGAACTAATCCTGTTATGGTTTCCTCTATGGATTTAGGACAAGGTGCTTCTGCTCTTGTTCCTGTCGCCAACACTCTTCCTTCTGCTCCTGAAAGCGTTAAGATTGGTTTGTCTATTGTTAGAACTCAATTCTTATCAGGACAATTCACTTCCTCTGTATCCGCACCTGTGACGAGCGTTCGCCTATACGCCCCTGCCTACACTATGTCGCCAATAGCAGAACAGCGTTATTTATCGCTCACACCTACAAAGAAAATTGTGTATAATGATTTGTTCCAATACTCCTTTACTGGTGTAGCATCAGGTCAAACTTTTTCTTTCCTCGTCACGAACGGCATACCAAATATTCGTGGAATATTAGTCATTCCTCTTCTTCCAAAGGCATCAAACGGCGTTGCTTCAACATACGCTACGACAACTCCTCTTGCTGGAACTACTACTTCTTCCCTTCTTTCTCCCTTTGCTACTACTGGTGGAACTCCTGACCCTATTTCTCTTACTAACTTCCAAATCCAAATTAGTGGTAAGAACTTGTTTATCAACAATCTCCAATACGATTATGAAACTTTCTACGAGCAACTTGTTTCTTCTAACCAATTGAACGGCAGTTTGACTACTTCTCTATCGTCAGGTCTTATTGGATTTAGTGAGTTTGAAAGTTTATACCGCTACTATTATGGTAATGCTGGACGCTCTATTCCAAGTGAAGATGGTGTCGCAAAGGCAGTCCAAGTATCAGGTGTTAATAACTCTCCTCAAACTATTGACTTTATGGTCTTTATTGAGTTTGAACGCCAAATTGTAGTAGATGTTAGAACTGGGGCAAGAGTTCAATAAATAAGTAATAAATAAATAGAAGTTTTATTAAATCTGTTTTTGTTAAAAGTGCGAGAAAACAATAGCATATCTCGTGTTTAGCAATATTTTTTTTTAGATTTTTATATATACCTTTATATATAAGAATGGAAGTGATGAATGTTCCACAATCTCGCAGTAGAATTAGTATCGCACCAAGTATGGTTAAGGGTAAAGGAACAAAGAAAGGTATGATGCGTAAAACCGCAAGAAAGGCATACGAAGGTGAAGGTATTTTTGATGTAGTAAAATCCGTAGGTAAAGCGGTCGCACCTATCGCAATTGATTTAGCAAGTAAAGAGGCAAAACGCCGTGTTGCTGGTGAAGGGGTTTTTGATGTATTAAAATCCGTAGGTAAAGCAGTTGCTCCTGTCGCAATTGATTTAGCAAGTGAATACGCCAAAGGTAAATTAGGAGGTATGGCGTTGCCTCTTAATATGTCCCCAGCACAAAAACGAACTCTTAAACGAGGTGGTGCTATTACAATTAAACCAGAGATGGTTAGTGATGTAGCACAACAAGCACTCGCTATGCTTCCTGCTACTGCTAAAAAAGTTTTAGGTTCTTTGAGTAAAAATAAGGGTATTAGAGTTGCTCTTAAACAAGGTGAAGATGTAATTGATAGAATGACTGGTAAGGGTCTTTTTGATGTTCTAAAATCTGTTGGTAAAGCAGTTGCCCCAGTAGCAATTGATTTAGCAAGTGATTACGCCAAAAGGAAGGTTGCTGGTGAAGGTATTTTTGATGTAGTAAAGGCAGTAGGTAAAGAAGTTGCCCCTATTGCTATTGATTTAGCAAGTCAATACGCCAAGAAAAAAATTAGCGGTGGAACTATGAAAAAGGTTAGTGTAATGAATGGGTGCGGTTCTCCTTATGTTTCACCTCCTTATCGTCAGGTTATGGATAATTATAGTGAAGGTGGGTCTTTTGTGGCGGCAGGAGGGTCTATTTATCCTGCTGGTGCTGGGGTTTATCCTGCTGGAAGATACGGAAGCGGTGTTGATATGCCTATTCAGTTAGGAAGTCCCTACATCAATACTAATAGTCCTGCTATGAACCCTTTTATACCTCATCGTGGTATTCAATCATACGACCCTATTGGTAAGCGTGGTAAGCAAGGTGGCGGTCCAATTGGTTCTGTTATAGGTCAAGTTTTAGGCAATTTTTTACCGATTTAAAATAAATTAATTAATTATTTAATATATATATTAGGAAAATTATGATATAAAGAAATAAGATATTTAGTATATATAGTATGAAAAGTATTTCAAAAACATACCCAACCCCCCCTGCCTCTTATTTTCACCGCCTCGTGAAACCTGCTAATCGTCCTTATGTATTTATGGGCGACCTGAATGAAGAACTTTATGAACCTACTATTACTGAAAAGTATGGTAATGTTGTAAGATGTAATACTACTATGAAGAGTATTATGAAAGTTTATGACTGGGAGAATGATAAAACAAAGGTAGAATTGAAGTCAAGGAATAACGACCATCACTACTATAATACAACTATGATTGGATTTAATAAAGTAGAAGCGTGGGGTGATGATGAAACAGATAAGCGTTATTTTTTCTTGTTTGGATTTTTAGATGGATTGTATGAGTGGGAATTAACACAAGAAAGTTATGATGCTATTGGCGGTGAAGATGCTGTTAGAGAAGCAATTGATTATACTGATACTGAATATACACCCTTTAATCCAAAGAAATTACACCTATATATACCTATTGATAAACTGGTTAAAATTAGTGATGTTGGTTGTATAGTTCCTGATGATTTAGTAAGTAAGAGCAAAAGAAAACAAATAAGTAAGTGTTGGTTAAAGATATAATAATATTATGTAGTTATATACTATATAATATGATTACTAATTTTGATATTGAGGAAATCGCACAAGGTCTTAAACTACCTATCGTTGGAGTATTTAGTAAAGATAAATTACCACAGCGTCGTAGCGTTGGTAGTTATTATATTAATATGGAAGACCACGATAAGGGAAACGGAACTCACTGGGTATTTGCTCGTATTTTTCCTGCTGGATTTGCCTGTTATTTTGATAGTTTTGGAATTAGTCCGCCAGAGCAAGTAAGAGATTTTCTTAAACCTTTTGCTCCGTTTCCTTTTTCTAATAGACAAATACAAGATGTTATGAGTGAGAACTGCGGTAGGTTTTGTATTCTTTGTGATTACTATTTTACTCATCAAGTTAAAACTAAATTAAAAAATAACGATATGGTCGCAGAATGCTTTGATGACTTCTTAAACTCGTGGTCTATTGATACTAAAACTAATGATAAAATATTAAGGGAGAGATTTAATAAGTTATGTTGAAAAGGATTTAAATATTGTAATATTATATATATAAGATGGAAAACGAATTACTAATAGAAACTAAAACTTATTATACTCCTGCTGTTAAGAAGGCAATTATGACCTATCGTGAAAAGAATGTTGAAAAGTATAATGAGTTCCAGCGTAATTATTATCACACTAAAAAAACCGATGAAGAATGGAACGAGAGGTTTAAGGAGCGTTGCCGTATTGCTAATCAAAAGTATCGTGAGAAAAAGCGTGAAAACTCACCACCAGCACAAAGAGGCAGACCAAGAAAAATATTAGTTGCTGTTTAGGAATATTTAGGAAGTAAAATTAGTTTTGTAAAAAATTGAAAGGTTTTTTTATAAAATATTAGTTGGTAAAGATTTAGGCGTTTTAGAAAAAAAATTGAAACTGATTTTTGTAAAAAATTGAAACGAAAATACAGAAAATCCAAATATATAATATATACGAAAATTGATTTAAAAAGAAAATATATAATATATATATAATATAATATGGCGAACAGAATTAACACGAAAGCAGAATTGTCCTTCTATGGATTTAGCAAACCTCAAATCAATCGTCCTCGTTGGAACGCTATTGCTAATCAACTTGGCGTAAGACCAACAACTCAACGCTATGCTAATATTACTGATAATAGCAACAAGCAGAGCAAGGTGTATAAGGATTTCGTCAAGGCGGTTAAAACTGGTATTCAACAAAAATATACTTTTGATAATCAGGTTATTATCCAGCAGTTTTCCTTTGGGTATAAAATTAGGTTTAAGGAAGATAAGGGGCGTTGGGGTAAGTGGTTTCCAAAAAACGCTAATCTCCAAGTTCAAGGCAGAAGGTTTGGTTTGTTTGAAAGCATACAGCAATCACAGCAAGATGAAATCAACAGATTAGAAGAAAGTAATGCCGAGATTAAGGATATTACTGAACCTGTCTTGGGCGACCCTGTTATTGTGCCTATCGTTGGTGGGAAACTTGTTGCGAAGGGTGTTAGGGTTGCGAGAATGAGAAAGGCAGGTGCTTTCCTTCTTGATGCCGACTATATTGGTGATAATTCTTGGGATAGAAACGAAAACACTTGTGTCTTTGATTATCTGTTCCATAAATACGCTGACCGACCAACCTTTAAAAAAACTATACCTGCTGATGACCGAGAACGAGCATACGAAAACTTGGATACTCTGTTTAGTTGTGAAGAGTATAATAATTCTTTGGAGAATGGCGTGAATACAGAACAACTATTAAAGTTTTGCGAAAGATTTGATGTTAGTATGTATGCCTTTGATAAGAATGAGAAACTTATTCACTATTACCGCTCTAAATTATCCAAGCACCCTGCTTTGATTTATATTGTAAGCAACGAACACTTCTATCCAATTGAGGCAGAGAGTAAAAGAAAATCTATTTGTGCTTCTAATCGTCTTGCGGATAAACCTGATGAGGAAAAGAAAGTTTGGAAAAGTGATGACTTTGCTTTTGAGAATATTGCTGGTAAAGAAGGCGATTATCAAGTTGCCTATCCAACTGACGATGAACCAACTGGAAACGAGTATGCCTTAAAAATTATTTTAGAAAAAAATACCTTGCCTAATCCAAAGTCCTTGCGTGTTGATGAGAATACTATTATTAGTTTTAAAATTGGTGATACGCTATATCTTACAGAGCGTCCTGAAAAGGAAGTTCTAAAATATTGCGGTGATGGTTTCAAGGGTCAATCCGTTAATTCTTTGTTGATGGAAACTTGGAAGGAAGTTGAGGAGTATGATGAGAAAGATGAAACGCCTATGGTTCAAATTACATCAAGGGTTAATCCGTTGGTTCATAAAACTCTTACCGAGCAGAATGTTAAATACAGAACTCACTATGGTGCGACAAGGGATTTGAAGCAGAGCGAGTTGTTTGATACTTTGCCTCCTATGAGTATTAATATGAAGTATGTTGTGCTTGAAAAAAAAACTTATAAAAATATATTTACTGGCGAACCAATTACAGAAACAAAAGAAGTTATGAAAACTCACCGAGTTGTATTTCCTCCAAAAAAGCGATACGAACAGAACCTTATTGATGGCGAACTAATTGCTTTGGATATTAATAAGTGTTATGCGTCTTGCTTGAAAAATCCTCACGATGACTGGATTAGATTTGATTTGGAAGATACTTGGGAAGATTATGATGGCGAATTGAAAACTGGTTTATACTTTGTTGAAACAGATGACCTTACCTTGCTACATAAAACAAATATTTACTCTAATAAGATTTTAGAAAAAGCAGTTGCGGAAAAAATACCAATCGTTATAAAAAAGCAACTCATACATAAAGTAAAAAGTTTCACAGAAAAACCTATACCAAGAAATCACTTTGATGCTCTTATTAATGCCTGTAAAGAAAAGGCA